AGCGGAGATGCGACCAGCGTTGACGATGTTCTTCGCAGCCACCCACACCAGACCCGCACCGCCGCCGCCGCCGCCACCCGTAGTGCCAACCGCGAACGATGCACCGCCGCCGCCGCCGCTGCCACCGTTGTAAAAGGCTTGAGCCGTGCCGTTGTTGAAGCGGCCCTGCTGCGGCCATGCCGTACCGTGCCAACGCTGTCCTTGAGTGGGCGTACCTGCCGCGCCTCCACCACCTCCGGTGTTGATGGCATCCCCACCCTTCCCACCGAGAGGAGCGAGGCCCGCACCATTCAGGGAGCTGTTGCCTGGGGCAGCTCCACCGGGGTTTCCGTTTCCACCACCACCGTTACCCGCGCCACCAACACCTGACTGTGCGTTGAGCGTGCCGCGAGCCCCTAGTGCGGCACCTCCTCCGGTGCCCGTCGAGGACACACCGTCGTCGTTGAGGGATCCACCAGCGTTGATGGTCAGCGTGCCCTTCACGAAGAGTCGGAACCCAGCGGGCTTGACGATGCCCGTGGCCGTGATGGTCAGGTTGTTGTAGTACGTCTCCTTCGTCAGCGCGGTCGTGCCGACGATGGTGGCGTCTCCATCTAGTCCGTCACCGAACCAGCCATCGACCGTGGGGGTATACGCGCTACCACCACCACCGATAGGCGATGGCAGTACTTGAGAGCTGCCCATGCGACCTCCTAGCGGACGATGTCGAAGTAGACTTCGTATTGGAAGACGTTGTCTGCACCAGCATCCGGGGAGGGCTGAAGGTACAGCTTCCCAGCAGTGTCCGTGAAGACGTAGACCTCAGCGACGACATCGAAGAGGTCAGCCACCGCAGTCGCGCTACCCACGAACTCTTGGTTGATGCTGCCGTTCGCCGCACCGCTCACCTTGAAGATGCGCGGCGTGAAGTTGGCACCAGCACCAGCCGTCCGCTTGAGCTTGACGCGCCGGATGACGATCTTGGTCAGTCGGTCAGACACGACCAGGTCGGTCTGGGTAGTCGCCCCAGACACACCCGTCGTGCCCGTCAGCCGAGAGACGGGCTGAGGGGCGACGGCACTCATCAGGCCACCCGAACGAGCGTCACGACAACCGCGAACTCAGCGTTGCCGCCACCCTTGACCACCGTGAGCGTGGCACTGTCGCCAGCCGCGAACGTGCTGTAGGTGTCGTCAACCGTCGTGGTGTTGACGACAACGCCGCGTGCCTGGTTGTTGAAGCTCATCACGCTCGACACAGCGTTCGCACCGTTCTTCAGCACGACCGTGTTGGTGGACGCCCCGGTCGCAGCCGCGATCTTGTGCGCCGCCACGTTGATGATGCGGCACTTGAACGGGAGCACGTAGGTCGTGTCGCCAGCCGCGTCAGCCGTGTTGAGGATGACGACGAGCGGCATCACCGGAGCCGACGTGCCGCTGGGCGGGACGGGAGCGGTGTTCGCGACGATGGCACCACCGAAGGCGTTGGCCTCCAGCTTGGCGGCAGTGACTTCACCGTTGTGGATGAACTGGCGACGGATGTAGGGCATGAGTCCTCTCTTTCAACCCCGCCTCAGCCTGCGCTGCTAGCCCTCCAAGGTGGTCGGACCATCCGACTCCTCCCGCTAGACCGGGGTCGCAAAAACCTACCACTTATTGATAGGTCGCGCTAGTTGAGCATGGACTGCGGAGAGAGCATGCCGTTGAAGGAAGGGACATCTCAGAAGACAATCAGTGCAAACATCTCGATGATGGCGAAAGAGAAACCGAAGATGCCGCACAAGCAGCGCATCGCCATCGCTCTCTCCAAGACTCGCGAGAAGAAGAAGTAGATGGCGCGCAGGGCTGAGCCTCAAGGCATCATCGACGGGGCAGCAGTCCGCGCAGCCATGCAGCGTGACCGCTTCGTGCAGATCTGCCGCATCGTCCGCGAGAACGAAACCATCGGGTGCTTGGAGATCACGCCCAACCAGCAGCTCGTCCTGCAAGCATGCATGGACCACCGCTGGGTCATGGTGAAGAAGTATCGGCAGGCCAAGGTCACCACGCTGATGATCCTCGACCTCCTTGGTCAGTGCATGTACTCCCCTGGTGTGCAGGGCGTGCTCATCGCGGAGAAGTACGACACGGCTGAGACGGCGTGGGGCCGCGCCCGTTATGCCTACGACTACCTCCCAGACGCCATCAAGATCCCCTCGCGCTCTGGTCGCGACCCTGCCAAGCGTGAGCTGGAGTTCGCGCACGGTGGCCGCATCAAGGCAATCACCGCTGCGACCGGGACGCCCGCTATCGGCAACTCTCCCGACCGTGTCGTCATCACGGAGTACGACGAGTTCCCCGACCAGGACAACTTCAACGAGCACTTCTTCCCATCGGTCGCAAAGCGTGAGAACGCCCGCGTCATCATGGAGTCCACTCCGGGTCGGCAGGGAACCACCTCGCACACGATGTGGCTCAAGGCACTAGAGGGGAAAAGTCAGTTCCATCCACTGTTTCTCAAGTGGTGGCTGGATGACTCCTGCACGCTGCGTGACCCCAGCTTCGTGCCAGACAACGAGGAGCTGCGCCTCATCGACCAGCTACCTGGCATCACGCACGCGCACCTCGCGTTCCGTCGCCAGCGTCTCGATACCGAGTTCATCGGAGACGAGCGCAAGTTCCGGCACAAGTACCCCTACGGGGAGTACGACGGGTGGACGACGGACGAGGGAAACATCCTCCCGCCAGAAGCACTGCTGGTCATGCTCCCGGTTGCGACCGCGGTGAACGACGCGGAGGAGTACACCTTCGAGCAGCGCGAGGCTGGATGCCCGTACCTGATGACGGTTGACCCTGCTGGCTACGGGGACAACGGTGACCCTTCAGCCATCACCATCTGGAACTGCTGGGACCATAGCGAGGCGTTCTGCTGGTCTGGCCGAGAAGACCCCGGTCGCCTCGCCAACCGCATCATGCGTCTCCAGTCTCAGTGGGACTGCGAGGTCGTGGTCGAGAGCAACGCCCCGGCGTGCGTGCAGGCACTCGTCGGCATGCGCTGCCCGAAGCTCTACCACACCAGCCAGTCTCACCCTGGCTTCTACACCACCAGCGTGGGGAAGAGCGCAGCCATCGTCACCTTGGTCGAGATGCTCCGCGCCGACGAGATCAAGATCCGCAGCAAGCCTACCGTCCACCAGCTTCTCCAGTGGGATGGAGAGAGCCGTAAGCGTGGTCGAGGCGAGCACGGCAAGCACCACTTCGACCGTGCAATGACGGTGCTGATGGCTGCGGCGATGTTCCGCAGGCGCGGTTACGGTCTGCGTCCAGCAGGCTCCCGCCCTGCCAAGCCGATGAAGGATGGTCAGACCGCCGTCATGAGCGCAGTCGACCTCGACGCTTACTTCAAGCAGACCCGTCGCAAGACGCTGGGGATACACCCATGAAGGCCACCGAGTACCTCCCGACCATCCAGCGACACATCGAGGTCTTCCGGTCTACGGAGAAGCTCGCCTTCGACCGTCTGCTGCGGTTTTACCAGGGCAAGTTCTACTCCGACCGAGAGGGTGGTGGCCCTAGCGAGAGCGAGCTGATCACGACCAGCATCAACCTCACGTTCGCCATCGTTGAGACTGCGGTCAGCACCATGACCCCGCGCAACCCGCAGGTAACTGCGATGCTCCGCGCCATGTCTCCCGACGACAGCGTGCGTGGCCTTGAGGGTGTCGTCAACCTCGCGCTCGACGCTACGGACTACTACTCTGAACTCACGATGCTCATTCAGGATGCGGTCCTGTACGGTCGCGCTGTTGTGAAGACGACGTGGGACGCAGAGTCTGACCTCCCACTAGCGAAGGTCTGCGACGTGCGCGGCGTCTTCTACGACCTCGCGGCCAAGCGTCCGTCGGACATCCGCTACTGGATTGAGACGACGCTGCTCAGCGAGGAGCAGTTCCGCGAGCGCGTGGCCAGCGGCATGTACGCATCGTGGGCCAACAGCATCCACGGCGACACGTACCCGAAGTGGCTCATGCAGGACACGGGCACCAGCGTCAGCAGGCAAGACCTCAAGAACTTCCAGCCGTGGATCACGGTGTACGAAGTCTACGATGTCGAGGCTGGTCGCGTCGTCCACATCCACCCGGACAACCCGCAGCCCCTCATGGAGGATGCGCTTGTCTACGTCCCGTTCAGCCTGCTCACGTTGAACAGCAACGGTGAGGACTGCCGTGGTCTGAGCGAGATCTCGCTCATCTCCGACAACCAGGAGGAGTTGAACCACATCCGCACCTACCTGCTCAACATCGCCCGCTTGAGCATCCCGAAGGTCGCCTACGACTCAACGGCTGCACAGAGCGAAGACATGGCGATGGCGCAGGAGGCCCCGGTCGGTTCGCTCACGGGCATCCGCACGACCAACGGTCAGCCGCTCTCAACGGTGTTCCACCCGTGGCCGATGCCCGAGCCCCCGGCTGCGCTCTTCGAGATGGCAGCATCTTTGGAGAAGAGCATCGCAACGGTGTCTGCCCTTGCCGACGCTCAGCGTGGACAGGTCACCGGGGCACGTACCGCGACCGAGCTTGCCCTGGTCGAGGGTCAGCTCCGCAACCGCTTGGCCTCCCGCCAGCGGCGCATCGACACGGTCACCATCGACGTGGCGCAGAAGATGGCGTTGCTCGTTGCCAAGTACATGCGGACGGAAAAGGTCGTGCAGTTGACTGGCTATGGCGAGCCGAAGACGGTTTACCCGCAGACCCTCGACGGCGTGAAGGCTCAGTTCAAGGTCGTGCCGTACTCCCCGATGGAGAGCAACCGCGCTGTCCTTCAGGAGCAGTTCAAGGCTGCGATGCAGTTCCTCATGTCGAACCCAATGGTCGACCAGGTGGAGGTCACCAAGCAGTTCCTTGAGGTGTTCAGCCTGAGCCCGCGCCTGTTCAAGGGGCCACCTCCTCCCGCGATGCCGCCTGAGATGATGGCTGGTCAGACCGCGAATGCTGCGTCGAGCGTGGCTGCGGCACCTCCCACCGACGAGGCTGCGCTCGCGCAAGCTGCCGGGATGGGCACGACCGAGGCATCTCCCCTTCCCCCGGCGCAAGCCAACATGGCCGAGCAAGCGGCTCAACCCATCACGTCTCAGGAGACGCTCGTATGAGCTTCGTGACGCATGACCT